CCAATTCAACAACAGATGTTGAAAGATTAGGAAAATACTTCTTAGACATAAAAAGTCCTAGTGGTCTCTTATTTGTTGCAAAACAAAATTTACTGTCTAGAACAGCAGTCCAAACTCAAGCTAGTGGCAGATTGTTAAATGAAGGAACATACACTCCATTAGGCACTTTAGCACAAGCAGGGGGTGTTGCTTTTGGACTGCATACTTATAAACAAGGACTAAATCCATTCAACAATCCTAATCAATATTATAATGATGCTAAAAAAAAGGTAAACGACATTTTAACTAATAGACTAGTTGAATTAAAGTCTAATTATTCTTTAAATAATAATCCAAATAATCCAAATGATCCAATACAAAAATACCGAGGTGGTCCTGGTTCAACATTAGGCATAGGGCACACAACAATTTATCGTGCCGAAAACCATCATGTAAAATTAAATGGAAGGGATGATTATAGAAAAGATACTAATAGAACAGACAATATTACACAAGAGTTAAAATATTTATAAGATATTTACAAGATGGTATATAATTCTTAAAGGAATCCAGAATAGACCAATATTCTATTAAATAAAACTAACATATGCCTATAATACAAAAACCACTAGGGGTTACCAATACATGGAATAACAAATATAAGAGCATTCCAATTCCTAATCCTACATTAATTGACACAGATTCATTAACTTCAGCTGTTACTTCAGGTGGTGGAATAAGTAATATTCATTATCAAACATCTATTACTCCAGATAATCCATATAATGTTTACACTCAACAGCAATTAATAGATATTAATTCACTTAACAAAATAACTCAAATTTCATCTTATATTGGAAAAAGTGGAATAACTACCCCTGGTGATTTTAGAGCATTATTGAGAGAAAATCAATCGCCAACTCAAAAAAGTCAAGATACTCCTCAATTTGGTTCATTAACAAACGCTCCAATATATACTGAGAAAAATATAGAACAAAGAGTAAATCTAGGAGACCCAGGAAATAGAAGTGGAAAAAACTTAACATCATATGTTAGTGGAGCAGGAGGAGGAGCAGCAAGCATTACAGGTAATAATTCATACGATAAAATAAACTCATCAGAAGTAGGAGCTAAAAACCCTCAAAATGACTTAGTAAAATTTATAATAGGAGTTATAAATAATGAAACCCCATCACAAACTACTAACATACAATTCAGAGCATTTTTAAACAACATCTCGGATGCATATTCATCAGATTGGCAAGCTACAAAATACATAGGAAGAGGTGAAAACTTCTACACTTACGCTGGTTTTGACAGAAAAGTTTCATTATCTTGGACAGTAGCCGCTCAATCAAAAACGGAACTTATTCCAATGTATAAAAAATTAAACTATTTAGCTTCAATTTGTACTCCAAATTACAGCACCAATGGTGGATACATGCAAGGAAACATAGTTAAATTAACAATTGGAGGATATTTTTATGAACAACCGGGTATTATAACAGGTTTAAGTTATGAAATGAATGATGACAGTGCGGCTTGGGAAATAGCAATTAATGATAGCGGAGATGAAGATGATACAGTTAAACAATTACCACATTTAATTAAAGTGTCTAGTTTTAACTTTATTCCAATTCATAATTTTGTGCCTAGATTAGTACAAAGTCCAAACACATCAACAATAGAAAGATACATTGCTTTAGCCAATGGAACAGGTTTAGACAGTACTAATTATAAAGCATAAATGAATAGATATAAAAATACACCTATTGTAAAAACGGATAATAAACTTAACTATCAAACAACTCGTTATCCTGAGGTACTCTTAAGTGACAACGATGTTTATGTTTATTCAACACAGGGTGACAGATTTGACACTTTAGCAAACCAATATTATGGAGATCAATCATTATGGTGGATTATATCAATTGCTAATACTGCAATTGCAGGCACATCGTTACCTTCGGATTTTCCTCAAAATTCACTTATCATCCCTGAAGGACTACAAATACGAATACCTGCTGATTACGTTAATGTGTTAAATAATTTTAAGAATTTAAATAGTTTATAAAATGAATATATTAGGCGAAGGATTCCCAGACGAAATAATTAAACAAGTAGAAGTAAGACAAAAAGTCTACGGCTCAGGTTACAATTCATTAAATCCAAAAACATCAAAAGAAATAGTATATCTAAATGCTAATACTTCATGGGTTAAATTAATATCATCAGTTAACATAGACAATCCAAAAATTATTCAAGATAAATCATTAGCTGACTTAGGTGACGCCATTAAAGGTAATGAATTAGCTAAAAAGTTTGTTTTATTTAATGGAGTTAATGGGGGATCCTCTAATCAAAGATCAGGCATTGCTTTAAATAAAGATATTTTAGGAAACAACAACGCTTATGGCATAGGAGGAACAGAATTTGGTTTACGCCCAATGATGGGCATAATTTCAGCTGACATAAAACATGAAAATAGAGGTTCTATAAGAAGAGCAACAATAAAAGTTAAAGCATTTAATAAAGCACAATTTGACATTATAGATGTTTTATATTTAAGATTAGGTTTTAATATTTTATTAGAATGGGGACATTCAATGTATTTCGACAATAATAAACAACTCCAAACTGAAATAGATAATAGTTTAGCTGATACCTTTTTAAAGGCTACTAAAGGATTTTATGGTTCAAAAGATGGTGTAACGTCTTTAACTTATATAGACTTTCTTAAATTAATAGATAACCGAAGAAAAACATCAAATGGAAACTACGATGCAATGTTTGGTAAAGTTTGTAACTTTCATTGGTCATTTATGCAAGACGGAAGTTATGATATTACTATAGAATTAGTTAGTATTGGAGACATAATTGAGTCTTTTAAAATAAATGCCTTAATAAGTGGCATTGATCTTTCTGTAAAAGCAGGAGAAGCAAAAGATCCATCTCAAATGACCAATGAAGAAGTAATTACACAATATGCTAATCAGAGTGAAATAGGAAAATATTTTTGGAAATTAAGTAATGGTACTATTGCTGCTAATTCAAAAGAAGAAGAAGATTTTGAGGGAGACGGAGGAGAAAGCTAATCCACCAAAAAATACATTTAAAAATATAAAATAGACAATATGGCAACAGATATGATAGACATAAAATATGGAGGTTTAGAGGATACTATTTATTATGTCAGATTAGGAGCATTCTTAAAATTTATTGAAACAGACATAATGTATCATTTTGATGTAAATGGAACAGCAGTCCCCGCGTTAACATTTGACACTGAAGTTGAAACAAATTTAATGTACATTGAACCAGAACAAGTAAGTACTGATCCTACAATTTGTGTTGTTAGCAGAGATGTACTAATTTCAAAAGTTACCTATTCATTTGCTACCGCAGGAGATAAATTTGTTAGTCTACTTTTCTCCAAGGACCCAAACCCATATGGGCAAATAATGAACATATATGTTAGTATGAAATTTATTTTAAATAAATTAAATGAGTTAAAAAATGCTGACACTAACAAAGTAGTTTTAATTGATTTGTTGAATGATATATTAGCAGGAATAAATAGTTCTTTAGGAGGAATAAATAAATTAGAAGTCTCCATTAACGAAACAACAGTAATTATAAGAGATATGAATCCACTTCCAAATATTCAAGAAGTAATTAAAGTGATGAAAGCAAATTCAAAACAATTTAATATTTACGATAAACATGCTCAATTTGATTTATATGGTTACAGTACTGTGGGAACTAATTATGAAGGAAAAGGACATGCTTCTTTTATAAAAGAATTTAGTTTTACAACAGAAATATCTCCTGAATTATCAACAATGATAACTGTTGGAGCAACAGCAAACAGTGTTGCAGTAGGAGAAAATTCAACTGCTTTTTCAAAATATAATGTTGGTCTAACAGACAGATATAAAGAAAAAATAGTATATCTTAAAAGTGACGGAACAATAGATACTGAAACTTACACAGATCCATATGGAGACATTGTTTCAACTCCAGAATCAAGAGCTGAACAAATGGAAGCAACAAACTCCGTAAAACTTTACACAGATTTATATATGAAATATGCTAGTATATATCATAATTATTGTGATTATATAAGAAAACTAGCAGGTGACGGTTATGTAGGTCCAGTATATACTGGTGAAGCTGATGTTTATAAAGACGCATTAGTTAATTTTATTACATTTCGCCAACAAGGAATAGCTGCACAAACAGCTTATCAAGTAAAAAAAGATCCTACAAAATATGCATTTCCTTCAGGCTTTAAACCATCAACAGGTTTTATTCCATTCAACATGTCACTAACAATGGATGGACTGTCAGGAATGAAAATATATAGTAAATTTAACATAGATACAACATATCTACCAGCAAATTATCCAAATAATGCAAGTTTTTTAATAAAAAATATAAACCACACCATTTCTAACAATAAATGGTTTACTAAAATAGAATCAATAGTTATATCTCAATAATTTAATAAAATGCCAGTAGACATATTCATAGACGGACCCCCATCATTTAACAACGCCTCTGTAGGTGACGCATCTAAAATTGCTCCTATAAGTAGTAGGGACAGTGTGAATGGACCAACAGTAAAAACATCTCCAAGTGGATTTGATTTTAGTACTAAAGCCTTTTCACAAAATGTAACTGTCAAAACACAAATTTACCTTCATCATACTGCTGGATCTCAACAGTCAGATAAAGGCAAAGGTACAATAAATACTTTAAATAATAGAGAAGTATCTACCCATACAGTAATTGATAAAGACGGACATATTGAATATTTATTTGATGATAAATATATTTCATATCATGGTGGAGCAGGACTAATTCCACAAAACTTAGGATTGTCAGTTGAAATAGAAGCTTACGGATGTTTAACACAAAACAATGGTATTTTTTATACTGCTTATAAAAATAAATTACCTGATCAAAATACAGCAGGATTAGCAGTAGACATAAATGGAAAACCTACACCATATAAAAAACACGCATATTACCAAAAATATACTCCTGCCCAAATAGCAGCTGTTAAAACTTTAATAGTAAATTGGTCTAAAAAACATAACATTCCAGTTAAATGGGAGGGTCAAAAATCCTTTGACAGATTATTTCCACCAAATGATGTGAAGGGAAATTACACAACAAGTCCAGATGCTTTTAAAGGAATATCAGGCTTATATTCTCATAACTCAATTAGAACAGATAAATCGGATGTATTTCCTCAAAAAGAATTAATTGAAATGTTTAAAACATTATAAAAATGCCATATTATCCACTATCTCAAATAACTACCAATTTAAACACTAATGGGGGAGAATTTGAGTACACAATTACAAAACAAGAATATAAAGGAAGATACTGGAAAAATTCTAAAGGAGAATACTTTACAGGTAAAACTCCCCAAGATACTCCTATTAAAAAATTAACTAAAATAGTTTACAACACAGATAATGCTTTATCTAATAATAAAAGCGTAACTATAGCTGTATTTCCTAAAGATCCTGATCCTATTATGATACATTATAAATCATCAATAGATATACATGAATATTTAGCGTTAAAAAATACAAATCCTTTACAAATAACTTATCTTCCTTCTTATTCCTTACCAACTCCAACACAACAAGACTATGTAAACGGAGAGTTTAAAAGATACTTTTGTAAAAAAACAAATGAAATTATATACTTAGAAGTAAGTAAAGAAACACATGATAAGTTAGTAAAACGAGATTCTCAAATTTTATGGCAACTATACTCACCATTTAACTTGACTTGGCAATTGACCGGCAACAAAGAACAAGTGTTTACAACAAATAAAAATACAGTAGAACTAGCATCAGTAAAACAAAAACTGTTAATGTTGGCAGAATATTTAAAAATGGACTTTACAAAATACTATAAATAAAATGACAGACGATAAACCAACTATTGACAGAATAAAGTTACTTCATCCTAAACTAAGAGATGAGGCAACACTAATTTATCAAGAAATTAAAGCAGCCTTAACAGGAAAAGCCATTTGTAGATTTTCATACACACTAAGAACATTTGCAGAACAAGATGCTTTATTTAACGCTCGTCCTCAAGTCACAAAAGCAAAAGGAGGACAATCATATCACAACTATGGCTTAGCAGTTGACATAGTACTGTTAGTAGACAAAGATGCTAATGGCTCTTATGAATCAGCATTGTGGGACGTTAAAAGTGATTTTGATGGAGACAATAAATCTGACTGGATGGAAATTGTAGCAATTTTTAAAAGACATGGCTGGGAATGGGGAGGTGATTGGAAATTTTACGATGCTCCTCACTTTCAAAAAACATTAGGAAAGTCAATTGTACAATTGCTTAAAATGCACAACAGTAAAAAATTCATAACTAAAACAACATATGTTGATTTAGACTAAAATACACTTGACTTTTATAAATTTACTAATATTTATGATAAATGAAAAGATCTGAACTAAAACAAATTATCAAAGAAGAAATTGATAAAGCATTAAATACAAATAAAATAATAAAATAATAAAAATGAACAAACAATTTCTACATATGCAAAAACTCGCAGGTTTAATTACTGAGAGTCAATATAAAAAACTATTGGAAGACCAATCTACTGTTGATAGAATTTTAGACAAAATATCTACTAAAGGTATAGATTCATTAACTGATGAAGAAAAAAATTACTTAGACACAGAACAAAAATCACAAGTACCAAATCTAGGAACAACTGAAGTGTATGCAGCAGTGCCCGCAGATGAATTATATAAAATAGTAAATTTTCCGTCTATGCCTAGTGCTCAAGATGTAATGTTTCCTTGTAATGATGCAACTGAAGAAACTTGTGAGGGTACTTCTGAAATGATTGAAATGCTTAAAAACAATGACTTTAAAAAAATTATAAATAAAATAGGATCTCATTATAAAAATAATTGGAGAGCTGATATAGATCAAAATATGTATCCATTTCATGGAATAGATTTTGATGGTAATTTTTCCTTACCTTTAAATGTAGCATATGTTCAATTATCAGGTGAATCCATGTTAACTTTTGTAGATAGTTTAAACAGATTTGCTACAGGTTTTAAATCTGAAGAAGAATGGGGCATAAAAAGTTGGAAAAAACTTTAAAATTTTAAAACTTGGCTTACTAAATACTTTTAAGTATATTTAAGTAAATAAAAAGGTTATGTTTTATATTGCAGAAACTGATGAACAGTTAAAAGAATTTTCAAATATAAAATACAACAAAATATTTGTCGAACTTGTACTTCACAATGATCATACTCACCCAGCGTTAAACGAATTGTCTTTACTGTACATCAAACCATTAAACGGCGATAAAGGCTACATCTTATGTCTTGACCATACTGAGACGCTTTTGTTAAACAAAACACCTATAACGCATTTACTCGCTGATTATGATGAAATATATGTTAGAAACAGAAAAACATTTATTTACTTTTTCCCATTAAACAATTTAATAGACATATCTTTTAATGTACCTGAGTATGTTGAACCCTCAACTTCTGCTCATAATTTCTTTTATCAAAGACAAGGACACTTAACAAACATAAATACAATCATACCAATAGTTAAACATTATGAAAAATGTGAACTAATATATGAAATAATAAAAAATTACTGTGTAAAGCCAGACAACAACAAATTTTTAAATAAACTATCAACTGTATTTTTTTCAATTGAAAAAAACGGTTTAAAAATTGACAAATATGAATTCAATAAGCATTTTGAACCTAACAATGAAGCGTTTTTTATACACAATAATACAGTCTACTCCAAGTATAATTTGTACACTACAACCAGACGGCCTTCCAATAGTTTTAATGGCATCAACTTTGCTGCGTTAAATAAAGACAATGGTAGTAGAAAGACATTTGTTCCTAAAAATGACTGCTTTATTGAAATGGATGTTAATGGAATGCATCCTAATATATTATGTATGTTAATTAATTATAAATTTAAAGAAAAAGATATTCATGAATCATTAGCAAAAATATATGGAGTAAGTCGAGAAGAAGGAAAAAAAATTACATTTAAACAATTATATGGTGGAATTTCTGAAGAATATAAAGATGTTGAATTTTTTCAATTAGTACAAAAATATATATCAAAAACTTGGAAGGAATTTAATGAATCAGGAAACATTACCTTACCTACATCAGGTCATTGTTTTAGAAAGGATAAATTAAAAGATATGAATCCTCAAAAATTAATAAATTATATAATACAATCAACTGAAACAACAACTAATATATTAATATTATGGGAAGTTATTAAAAAAATGAAAAAATTTGAATCTGAAATAATATTGTATGTATATGATTCAATTTTAGTAGATGCTAAAAATAAAGAGATTAAAGACATAATAAATATAGTTGAACAAGAATATGAAAAATTAGGATTTTATATTAATGTAAAAATTGGAAATAATTATAATGATTTGGTCTCTCCCTAATTTTATAATATTTATAATAAATATATATTATGAAAAAATGTGGAAAATGTTTAAAAGAACAAAATATTATAAATTTTAATAAAAAAACAAAAAGTAAAGATGGATATGATAATATATGTAAATGTTGTCAATCAAATTATTCTAAGTTAAGATATATAAATGATAGAGAAAAAGTTTTAAACCAATGTAATAATTGGAGAAATAAAAATAAAACACAAGCTAATAAAATTTCATCTGATTATTATCATAAAAACAAAGAAAAATTAAATAAAATCCATAAAAAATATGTCGAAGATAATAAAGAAGATAGAAATAAATACTGGAGAGAATACCAGAATGCTCGATGGATTAATGACCCACAGTATAAAATACAAAAAACATTAAGAAAACATATATATATTTATTTAAAAAACATGGATATTTCTAAAAATAAAAAAACATTTGATCTATTAGGATACACACCTCAAGATTATATAAATAAAATAGGAGAAGTACAACAAAATGAACATATAGATCATAAAATTCCAATATCTTGGTTTAAAAATGATACTCCTATTAATTTAATATGGTCTTTAGATAATTTACAAAATATAAAAGCCGAAGAAAATTGGAAGAAAAATAATCATTTTTCACATGAAATTTCTTTAAAATTTTATGAAAAAATAAAAGAATACATCAAACCAAAATATATAGATAAAATAAAATCAATTTAAAATGAATATAAATTTTATTTCAACAGATACTTTCAATATGTATGATTATACTACGGAAACTGATTTTATGAACAACAGACTATTTGCTACATTTACACAGCAAAATGAAATAGAAGGACTGATAAATGAATTATCATCCACCTACAGTATAATGTACAAAAAAATGTTTGTTCTTTTCATTAAGAGTACAAATGAATATGTTGTAACATACAATGTAGAGCAAGGCAACGTCAACACAATACCTGAAAATACTATATTAGTACATAGAAAAAAAGAATCAAACACTCTATACACAATCAACGCATTGAACGATTTGATTAAAAAATTGAACAATGGCGAAATTGATCCAACCTATAAAATAGAATGGCAAAATTATAAAAACTGTGTTCTGTTAACTCAACAAGGAGAAGTAAAACAATTGAACACAAAAATTTACAAGATTGTAGATCTTTAATATTTATAATAATGATTAAATTAATTGATTTATTGAAAGAAACAATAAATGAGGCTTTACCTATATCTAAAGCTAAAGAATTATATCTTATACAAAAATCTGATAAAGTAGTTCAATATCAAGATAAAATTTTTAATGAATTAATAAATACACCTGAATATATAAAATCCAATAAAAATGGAGATAGATTATATTTTAAATTCATTAGAGAAAAAGATGAAAAAGACGAAGAAATTAATGTGTCTAAGTTAAATCCTGAAATAATCAAAGTACTACAAGACAATAATTTTAAAGTAAAAGATTACATTAAAGGAACAGCAACAGATAAATACAACAGAGAAGTTAAAATAGGAAAAATACTACAAAAATTCAATCCAGAACTGTTACAAAAATTCAACAATGATGTTAATAGAGAAGCTTCTAAAGATAAAAATCAACTAGTTGTAATATCTAAAAGTCCATATGACATAGGAGGTGCATCTACAGACAGAGGCTGGAATTCATGTATGAATTTATACACTGGTAACAATGCTCAATACATCAATTGTGACATTGAACAAGGTACTATAATAGCATATTTAATAGGTGTAAATGATTTAAACATAAGCAATCCTCAAGCTAGAATGTTTATTAAACCTTTTATAAATGTAAGAAATAAAAAAGACATAATATATTACCCTGAACGTGTAGTTTATGGAACTGCACCTAAGTCATTTGAAGTTTTTATAAACAAAATATTTGAAAAATATCATCCTAAATCTGGAATGTACTCATTAACCCCATACCTATATGCTGATGATGCTGAGGAAGATCAAGAAAAAATAATTGATTTTACAAAGATAATATCTAACAATAGAGATAAACAAATAGAAAAGAAAATAATTAAAAACATCCCTTTATCTAAAGATGAATTAAATGTTGGTAGTTTAATTTTAGTAGATAAAAATATTAAGTTACTTCCTGATGGTCTTAACATTGCAAATTTACTTTCACTAGTAGGTAATCCAAATCTTAAACATCTTCCAAACAACATAAAAATAGGAGGAAATTTATGGCTATCAGACACAGGCATAGAAGATCTTCCTAAAAATTTAAAATTAAAAAATGTAAGTTTAGACAACACTCCTTTAGCTAAAAAATTTAATAATGATTCATCATTAATAAGAAAAGCTTACCCTAATATTGGCGGAGACATTTTTACATAATATTTATAATAAACGATTCATAATACTAGTTCAACACTACAAAAAGAAAGGCATGTTCAAAGCTTTAAAAGCTAATTTGGCCTAATAATAAAAAAGTAGTATATTTAAGTAAATTAATAATCAATAAATAAAAAACAAAGATGGATTTAAACTCAATCAAAAGTAAGCTTAATGCGCTACAGTCGCAAGGTAAAAGCAAAGAAAAAGTTGACTACACCAAGTCACTATGGAAACCAAAGTCAGAAGGTAAATTCCAAATCAGAATAGTACCGTCTATTTTAGACAAGAAAAATCCGTTCAAGGAAGTATTTGTACACTACGGAATTTCAAAATTTCCAATCTACGCATTAACAAATTGGGGAGAAAAAGATCCAATTGTAGAATTCGTAAAACAACTACGTCAAACATCTGACAAAGAAAATTGGAAGTTAAGTAAAAAATTAGAACCAAAAATGAGAGTATTTGCTCCTGTCATCGTTAGAGGTGAAGAAGACAAAGGCGTTCGTTTGTGGGAATTTGGTAAAGAAATTTACATGCAACTGTTAGGCATTGCAGATGATGAAGACTATGGTGACTACACAGACATAAATGAAGGTCGTGATTTTACTTTAGAAACAGTAACTGGTGACATTGGTGGTCGTCAAGGCTTAAAATCATCTATTCGCATCAAACCTAAAACATCAGCATTAGGCACAGATAAAACACTTATCAAAATGTGGTTAGATGAACAACCAGATATTTTAGAACTTCAACGTAAACATGAATTTGATAGTTTAAAAGTAATTTTACAAAACTTCTTAAATCCAGAAGACACAGAAGGCACAGAAGACACAGTAAATAAAGAAGAAAGTAAAACACCAGCAAATGATTTACCTTGGAAAGACGAAGAAGAAGTTACTAAAACTAAAGTTACTTCCAAAAAAGAATCAAATTACACATTAAAAACACCTTCAAAATCATCTAAAGCAGATAAATTTGACGCTTTATTTGAAGAAGAAGAAAATAATTCACCTTTTTAAATTAAAATAAAAAATGGCTAAAAAATCAAACGAGGAAGTTTCGTTAATGGAAGCAGTCTCTAAAGAGCTTAAAGGTAAATTTGATCTTAATAAATTTAAAGAAAAAAAGCTATTAAGTGGAAATGTAAAGTTTAAAGAACAAAAATGGATTCCTTTTTCAAAAGCAATGCAAGACGCTTTATCAATTCCAGGAATAGCTATGGGTCACATCAACATAGTACGTGGTGGTAGCAACACAGGAAAAACCACCACGTCTATAGAGACTGTAGTATCTGCTCAAAAAATGGGTGTGTTACCAGTTTTAATGATTACAGAAATGAAACACAGTTGGGAACATTGGAAAATGATGGGATTTGAAATGAACGAAATTAAAGATGCAGAAGGAAAAACTGTAGACTATGATGGGTTTTTTATATATAGAGACAGAGGAAAACTCAATTCAATCGAAGATGTAGCAGAATTTATGTTAGACATGTTAAATGAACAAGATAAAGGAAACTTACCATACGATTTACTGTTCTTATGGGACTCAGTAGGTTCTATACCATGTCGATTAAGCATTGAACAAGGTAAAAACAACCCAATGTGGAATGCCGGAGCAATAGCTACTCAATTTGGAAATTTTATAAACCAAAGGGTTGTATTGTCAAGAAAAGAAGAAAGTAAATACACAAATACATTCTTAATTATAAATAAAACCGGAGTAGCACCAGCAGAAAATGTCTTTTCCCAACCTAGAATGACTAATAAAGGTGGAAACACATTTTTTTACGATTCATCAGTATGTTTAACTTTTGGTAATGTTACTAACAGTGGAACGTCAAAAATCAAAGCACAAAAAGATGGAAAAGATGTTGAATTTGCTTTAAGAACTAAAGTAGCATGTGATAAAAATCACGTGAATGGAATTACCACTAAAAACACAGTAATAAGTACAGTACATGGTTTTATATCAGATGATCCTAAAGATATTACTAAATATAAGAAAGAACATTCACATGAGTGGGCTAATATTTTAGGAGAAGGAAATTATAAAACTATTGAAGACAACAGTGAGTGGAATGAAAAAGTAGATGTTTCTGACATTGTAGAATCTGAAGATTAGTTATGGACAAAGAAAATTTACTTAAACTTCTTAATGACATTAAGGAGGATGACATGCCGTCTTTAGACGAGGGAGAAAGAGTCCTGATTATAGATGGTTTAAATCTCTTTTTAAGGAATTTTGCAGTGTTAAACTACATCAACCCAGAAGGTACTCACATAGGAGGTTTAGGTGGTTTTTTACGTTCATTAGGTTCATTAGTTAAACAGTTAAAACCAACATCAATTTACATTGTATTCGATGGAGTAGGTTCTTCTATAAATAGGAAGAATTTACTTCCTGAATATAAATCAGGAAGAAATGTACTACGAGTTAACAAAACGTCTTTCTCTTCTCAAGAAAAAGAAAATGAATCTAAAACAAATCAAATTATTCATCTTATTCATTATTTACAATGTTTACCTATTAAAATTTTATCATTAGATGGAGTTGAAGCAGATGACATTATAGCGTTTTTAAGTAAAGAACTAACCCAAAATAAAAAGAATAAAACATTCATAGTATCAGCAGACAATGACTTTCTTCAACTAATAAATGAAAACATTACTATGTATAGATCTGTTGAGAAAGAATTTATTACACCTAAAATAGTAAAAGAAAAATATGGTGTTCATCCTTTTAATTTTCTCTTATATAAAACACTAATGGGAGACAGTTCTGATAAAGTAGGAGGAGTAAAAGGACTAGGAAAAGGAAAATTTGACAAGTTATTTCCTGAAATGTTAGGAGAAAATAACTTAACATTAGATGACATTTATAAAATATGTGCTGAAAAATTTAAAGAACATGTTATATATTGTAGGGCATTAGAAAATTTTGACAACTTAAGAAAGGCTTATAAAATTATGGATTTAAGTAATCCTATGTTGGATGACCTAGAAAAGGAATATATATTAGATTATGTTAAAGAGTCTCCATATGAATTAAACATAGAAACGTTTCTTAAATTTTACCATAAAGATGGATTAGGAAATATATTAAAAAATGTAGACTACTGGATAAAAGACATTTGGAGTCCAATTAATAGATACAATAAAGCAAAAAATAAGTTATAATTTAAAATCAAATATATGCCATCATTAAATTCTTTAGAGAACTATGGAATCAGTTTCCAAACAAAGGTTATATCAGCATTATTAACTGATAAACCCTTCTTACAAAACATTAATGATGTTTTAACAGAAGAATATTTCAACAATTCCTCACAAAAGTGGGTTATAAATGAAATATTAAAATACTATCAAAAGTTTCATTGTCCTCCAACAATGGACGTGTTAAAAGTAGAAATGAAAAAAGTTGAAAATGAAGTACTACAACTTTCCATCAGAGAACAGTTAAAAGAAGCATATAGATCATCAGATGAAAGTGACTTAACATACATTAAGCAGGAATTTTCTAATTTTTGTAAAAATCAACAATTAAAAAAAGCATTATTGAACTCAGTTGACTTATTAAAAGCAGGTGACTATGATTCTATTAGAATATTGGTTGACAGCGCTTTAAGATCAGGCCAAGATAAAAATATAGGCCATGAATACAATAAAGACACTGAATCACGCTATAGAGAAGAAGACAGAACACCAATTCCAACACCATGGAATAAATTTAATGATGTACTTCAGGGTGGCTTAGGTGAAGGTGATTTTGGCTTAATTTTTGGCAACCCAGGAGGAGGAAAATCATGGAGTTTAATTGCTATAGGAGCACATGCTGTAAAATGTGGTTTTAATGTTATACATTACACTTTAGAATTAGGTGAAGGATACATTGGAAGACGATATGATGCATTTTTTACAGAAATACCTGTTGACAAGTTAAAACACAGTAAAGAAAAAGTAGGAGTAGTAACATCTGATTTACCAGGAAATTTAATTATTAAAGAATATCCAATGGGTAAGGCATCATTATCTACAATAGAAAGTCACATTAAAAAATGCATTGACTTAGACTTTAAACCAGATTTAATTGTTATTGATTATGTTGATCTTTTATCATCAAAAAGAACAAATCGTGAACGTAAAGATGAAATTGATGATATTTATATGAGTACAAAAGGACTAGCTCGTGAATTAAAATTACCTATATGGAGTGTATCACAAGTCAATAGAGCAGGTGCCAAAGACAGTATTATTGAAGGAGATAAAGCAGCAGGATCATATGATAAAATAATGATAGCAGATTTTGCAATATCTTTATCAAGACAAAAGAAAGATAAAATTAACGGAACAGGTCGCTTTCACATTATGAAAAACAGATATGGAGCAGATGGTATGACATTTAACGCTAAAATAGATACATCTACAGGACATATGGAAATTACAGGTGAACTTGGAGAAGACGAAGAGGAAGAATTAATAAGCAATGATAAAGTAAAATCATCTAATTATGGTTCAAACATAGATAGTTTTGATCGTGAATATTTAAGCAAACAATTTTTTGAATTAAGTAAATAATAAAATATGAAATTATTAAAAATTTTATTAGGAATATACAAAGATGAATATGAATTAAATCTTAAAGAAGGTTTAATTAAAACTACTAATATTGGTAAAACATTAAATATTTTAGAAAAGAAGTATTCATTAAAGTTTACATTCACCAAAACTAAAAACACATTTTATGTGAAAACTTTCAACACAGATGTTAATACTTTATTAAAGGGTATTATTAAAGATGCAAATACTTTAGGATGGTTTCCTTCATTTATAGAGACTAAAGATTATACTGGAAAGTGGGATGAAAAATATTTTAAAAAAGGTGAAATTAAATTAAGATTTGAACCCAAATTTGATGAAGAAATAATTGAAAATATTCCATCTATTTTATACCATATTGCTCCAACCCAAAATGCTGATAAAATTTTAAATATAGGATTAGTACCTAAATCAAGATCAAAAGCATCATATCATCCTGATAGAGTTTATTTATCTAAAGATTTAAAGGACATAGAAAATTTAGGAGAAATGTTTTATCAAAAAACAGGAATAAAAAACTGGACAATATTAAAAATAAATACAAATATGATTCCTGGAGATTATTTAAAATTATATAACGACCCCAATTATGCCCAAGGATACTATACTCTAAACAACATACCTCCACAAGCAATAGAAAAAGTTAAAGATACTAATATATAAACCATTATGCTAAATAAAGAATCACAGATTTTATCAGAAGTCACTACCCATTTAAAATATGCTAAATATTCTCCTGAATTAAAAAGAAGAGAGACATGGGGAGAATTAGTAGACAGAAACAGAAGTATGCATCTAAAAAAATTTCCTGAGTTAGAAAAGGAAATAAAAGAGGCATATCAATATGTTTATGATAAAAAAATATTGCCTTCAATGCGTAGTTTACAATTTGCAGGTAAACCGATTGAAATAAATAATTCAAGAATATTTAACTGTTCTTACTTACCAATAGATGATCATAGATCATTTTCTGAAATAATGTTTTTACTACTTTCAGGATGTGGAGTAGGATATTCAGTACAAACCCACCATGTAGAAAATTTACCTGATATTAGAAAACCACTAAAATTTAAAAGATATTTAGTTGGAGATAGTATTGAAGGATGGGCGGATGCTGTTAGAATGTTGATTAAGTCTTATTTTGGACTTATAAGTTCTTGTCCTAAATTTGACTTTAGAGACATTAGACCTAAAGGAGCACATTTAATTACTGTAGGAGGAAAAGCACCAGGACATGAACCGTTAAAAATAGCTTTAGTACATGTTAAAGCAATATTAGACAGAAAAAATGACGGAGAAAAATTAACATCTGTTGAATGCCATGATATGATTTGTCATTTAGCTGATGCTGTATTGTCAGGAGGAATCAGAAGAGCAGCTTTAATTGCTTTATTTGACTTAAATGATGAAGATATGTTAACATGTAAGTTTGGAAATTGGTGGGAAATAAATCCACAAAGAGGAAGAGCAAATAACTCAGCAGTGTTACTTCGTAATAAAATAGACAAAGAAACATTCCTTAACTTATGGAAAAAAATTGAAGCATCAAACAGTGGAGAACCAGGATTTATTTTTACAAACGATAAAGACGCAGGTACAAACCCATGTGCTGAAATTAACTTAAAAGCTAATCAATTTTGTAATTTAACAGAAATTAATGCTTCTGACATTGACTCACAAGAAGAATTTAACGTAAGATCAAAAGCAGCCGCATTTATAGGCACACTACAAGCATCATACACTGACTTTCACTACTTAAGAGATGTTTGGAAAAAAACAACAGAAAAAGAAGCATTACTAGGAATAGGAATGACAGGTATAGCGTCAGGAAATGTACTAAAACTTAACATGAAAGAAGCAGCTAAAATAGCTTGTGAAGAAAATGAAAGAGTAGCAAATATTATAGGAATAAATAAAGCAGCTCGTGTAACTACAGTTAAACCATCAGGCACAACATCTTTAGTATTAGGAACATCAAGTGGCATTCATGCTTGGCATAGTGAATATTATATTCGTAGAATTCGTTTAGGAAAAAATGAAGCACTGTACACATATTTGTCAATATTTCATCCTGAATTATTAGAAGATGATTTTTTTAAACCAACAATTCAATCCATTGTAAAAATACCTCAACAAGCTCCAGAAGGAGCCATCACAAGAAAAAATGAATCAGCAATTAACTTATTGGAAAGAATAAAGTTAATAAACCAAAAATGGATAAAACCAGGTTATAGAAAAGGTGCAAACCAACATAACGTTTCAGCTACTGTTACAATCAAAAATGATGAGTGGGATGATATTGGAGATTGGGTATTTGAAAATAGAGAATACTTTACAGCATTGTCTTTCTTACCATTTTCAGATCACACATACACTCAAGCACCGTTTGAAGACATTACAAAAGAACAATTTGAAGAAATGGTAAAACAATTACATGAAATTGACTTAAGTAAAGTTGTTGAATTAGATGACAATACATCATTAATGGAAAGCGCAGCTTGTCAAGGTGGAAGCTGTGAAGTTACATAATATATGCTTGAAAAAATTAGTTCGGCTTTCGAAATTCTTTAACATATATTTAAGTAAACAAATAAATAAAAAATATGCCTTTAAAACCACAATCAATTCGTAAGGGAGCTAGTATTACTGTAAATGGTAGTAAAGCAGAAAAAGAAGAAGTAATTGAATTAAGTAAAAGTTGGACTGATCAACAGTTATTGTTTTTTAAAAAACTACTTCAACAGGGAGGTTCAACATCATTTAATGGAATATCCTTTAGGGTTACTTTAAAAGATAAAATAGTTACATCTGCAGGTTTAAAAGACACAGGTATAATAGTATATCCGGGATTAGATTCAAAATATTAAAATGAAAAAATATTTATTTCCAACGCTGATAGCATTTTCAGCATTAGCCGTAAGTGCAACTGCTGCTTTTTACTCAATAACCGGTTTGTCAAAATTATTTATAGGGGCTAGTTTTGCAGTTATAATAATGGCTGCATCTTTAGAATTAGCTAAATTAGTAATTGCATCTTATTTATATCAATATTGGTCAAAAACAAATGTTTTACTAAAAATATACTTAACAATAGCTGTACTTGTGTTAATTTTAATTACATCTGCTGGCATATATGGTTTTTTAAGTTCAGCATATGAACAAACGGCTTCGAAAAATATAGTAGTAGAAAAACAAATTGCTGCTTTAGAAAATAAAAAAGTAAGATACTTAGACACTAAAGAATCTTATTCTAAAGAAAAAATAGAAACAACAAAAAATACATCAGAATTAAGACAAGCCTTATCAATAGGAAGTATTACTCAATATAAAGATAAAGAAACAGGTCAAATTCTTAACATAGCAAATAGTGGCAACAGAAAAGCATTTGAAAAACAACTGGAAAACACCCTTAAAAAAGACTCAATGCTTGATGTTAAAATAAACACAGTAAATGATAGTATATTTAGTTTAGAGTCTCAAATACTTACTTCTCAATCTAAAGCAGAAATCTCGGGTGAATTAGGTCCTCTAAAATACATAAGTAAACTATTGAATGTTCCTATGGACAAAATCATAAATTGGTTTATTTTAGTTATAATATTTGTATTTGATCCATTAGCTGTAAGTCTAATTATAGCGGCTAACAATGCTTTTAATAAAATTAAATTACCCCAACAGTTAGCAATATACAATGAAAAACCAATTGTTGAAGTGCCTATTTCTCAAAGTGTACAAATACCACAAATTCCAACATATCTTGAATCTTTAAAAAGTATTTATCAATATGTTCCACCTGTTTTTAAAAAGAAAAAAGATGATGATGATGTAAAAACATACTAGGCTTATAGAATTTAATAATTTATATTTAAAATAAAAGTTATGATTAAAATATCCCATGAAGTTCCTTTATGTTTGTTAAAAGAAAGTTTACTCTTTAATGATGTAGATTACTGTTTGCCTCATTTAATGGATGAAAATGAAGAATATAAACAATTTTTTATTAAAGCAAAAGCAGATGGTCGTTACATAATGATGGATAACAGTTTACATGAATTAGGACAACCATACAGTAAAGAAAGATTAATATACTGGCTGCAAACACTTCAACCAAATGAATTTTTTGTTCCTGATTATTGGGAAAATAAAACAGACTCAATAGTCTCTGCTAGAGAATGGTATCAATATCAAAATAATTTACCTAACACGTTGTTTATAGCAGTTGTTCAAGCAAAAGAAATACAAGACGCTGTAGAATCTTATCAAATATATAAAGATTTAGGATATAAAAAAATAGCATTTAGTTATGGAGCATCATATTATAATGATGTATGTCCCCATCCAAATAAAAATTTAGGTAAAGCATTAGGTCGTATTCAAGTAATTACTAAACTACATGATTGGGGAATAATAAACAAAACTGATTCAATACATTTATTAGGTTGTGCTTTACCTCAAGAGTTTGGATGGTATAAAGATATGCCTTTTATTACATCTATAGACACTTCAAATCCAGTTATGGCTACATTAGATGGAAAAGAATATGAAGGATGTGGTTTAATAGATAAACCTAAATCATGTATGAATGATAATTTTTACATTGATAAAAAAAATATTAATTTAAATTTATTAAGTAGAAATCTAAGATTATTTAGAATAATAAATGGATTTAAAGTTTGGAATTTAGAAAAATAATTTATATATTTAATTAAATAAAAAATAAAAATATGGAAGAAAAAAACTTTGTATCATTGTTTGACTTTTTAGGAAGATCAGCAGGAAAAGATTTAGGTAAAGAAGTTTACACTAAAGCTAAAGAATTAAAAAAATCTATACAACAAAAAAATATTGTTACTAGTAAATACTCAGGTAAGGTAATGATGTATGAACATGATTTTTTAGTAGAATATTTTAAACCAAAAGAATCTCCTGTTTCTTTAAAAGTAGAGGAAGATGATGATTTACCATTTTAAAAAATAAAATATGAAACAAGCCGTATTAAGTTTAAGTGGAGGAATGGATAGTAGTACATTGTTACTTCACTTACTAGCTAATGATTACGAAATAACATGTCTAAGTTTTGACTATGGACAAAAACATAAAGTAGAATTAGAACGAGCAGTTGAATTAGTAAAATACATTAATAGTAAAGCTGATGAAACTAAATATAAATCAGAAACATCAGAAGTTATTATGCATCATTTTCCTAAAATTAAACATCAAATTATCAAATTAGATGGTTTAAGTCAACTGCTAGTAAGTGGATTAGTTGATAATAATTCTATGGAACTCAAAACAGGACATTATGCACATGAAAATGCTTTAACTACTGTAGTTCCAAACAGAAATGCTATATTTGCATCAATTACTTATGCTGTTGCATTATCTATTGCTAAAAAAACAGGAGAATCATGTAAAATAGCATTAGGAACTCACATGGGTGATTTTGATAATAAAAAACAAAGCGGAATATATCCAGATTGTTCAGAAGAATTTAAAATTGCTCTTGAACATGCATTTAAAATAGGTAATTGGGATTCTGAAAAAGTAGATTATTTTGCTCCTTATAATATTACTGATAAAACAGGAGTGTTAAAAGACGGAATTAAATGTTGTGAAAAATTAGGTTTAGACTATAAAGAAATTTATAAACGTACTAATACTAGTTATACTCCTATATTTGTTAAAGATGAAGAAAAAACAAAATTATTAGGACTAACAGAATCTACTCCAGGAATAGGAGTATGGTACAGTGATTACAAATCAGGTGCTAGTATTGAACGAATTATTAGTTTTATTATTCTAGGTTTGGAAGATCCAATTCAATATGCTGAAGAAGATGGAACATTAGTGTCTTGGGATTTTGTAAAAAACTATGCTATTAAAATAGAAGAAGAATTTACTGAAAAAAAATTCGATTTTCAATAGAATTTTCATATTTATAATCATGATACATTATGTTTATAAAATTACAAATTTAAAAAATCAAAGATATTATATAGGCTCTAGAACATTTTCTATACCTGAAAAAGATGAATATATGGGGTCTTCAAAAGTAATGAATAATCTTTATAATATTATAGGTAAGGATAATTTTAGAAAAGAAATTTTATTTAAATTTAAAACTCGAAAAGAGACCAATATTAAAGAACACGAATTAATTTGTTTTGGATTAGAAAATGAATCTGATCTAATATATAATCTTAGAAAATCCGGTTATAATATTGACAATAACATAAATATATTTAATAAAAGAAATGATATTTGGGGAGACTTTTACAATGAAATAAGAAATAAATATTCAGACGGGATAAGACCAAATCAATTATGTAAAATATATAAATGTGATAGAGGAACTATTGATTCTGTTATTAAGGATTTAATAATAAATAATAGATGGAGTGACGCATGGAAATTTGAACAAGAAATTATAAATAATTATAATAATAATTATTCTAGAAAATACTTAGCTAAAAAATACAAATGTGATATAGGGACTATTAAAACAATATTATTGAAAAATAATATAAAAGTTCGTTCTATGAAAGAACAAATAGAACTTAATAAGATAAATAATATCCCTACTAATAAAAAGAAAACAGTAGATTTATTTTTATTAAAAAAACTATATTCTACTCAGAATTTATCTTTAAAAGAAACTGCAAAAAAATTAAATATAGGGATAGATGCCTTAAAAAGAATATTATTAGAAAACAATATTCCTATTAAATCATATAAATGGGCAAATAAACAACCTAGACATAAAGCATGGAAATTAAGAGAGGAAATAAAAAAAGATTTAAAAAATATGTTAAAAAAAGATGTATTAAAAAAATATAATATTAAAGATTATTCAACTTTAAATAAAATCATTAAATAAATCTAGTTCTGCTATAAGTGAATACTGTAATGGGAAAAAGAAAAACAGCATATAAATACATTTGGAAATTCTAAAGCTAGGATTACAGTAAAATATTACTTATATTTAAAATAAAAACCAAATAAAAAACAAAAAATGAAACAAGTACTTTACTTTACAGCACAATGGTGTTCCGTATGTCAAGATATGACTCCAATTGTAGAACATTTAAAAAAATCAATACCTATAGAAAAAATAGACACAGATTATGATGTTTCTTACACAGAAAAATATAATGTAAAATCTATTCCAACAGTTATTGTTTTAGAAAATGGAAAAGAAATTAAAAGACACACAGGAAAATTAAACAATAACCAATTAAATACATTTATTAATGGCTGATTTTTCTAAACAATACTGTGAAAAATATATGTCTGGACTACCAGGTAACTTTGACATTATTGAAGTGTTTAATAAATTAAAAGAACATTCATCTGTTGATTTAATTTGTGAAGGATATGGTTTTGTATCTATTGGAAAAGATCAAGAACAATCTGAACCAATATTGTTATTTAGTTTTAGAATGGCTATTCAAGAAGGATACTGGAATGAACCATTACCAGAAAATTTAAACATAGATGATTATGTTTGGATTAATTATAATAAATTAAAATAAAAATTATGAATAAAGAAACAAAACACCCAAATGCTAAAAAACATTTACAATTATCTTTTGCTAAATCTTTAATCAGAATTTTAGCTTGTGGAGCTGGAATGTTTGGATTATATGATGTAGCGTTTATAGGATTAATTTTAGCAGAAATAGTAGGAATAAAAGAAGAACTAGTATGAATAAATTTCAATCAACAAAACTATTTGATGGATACAGCACTTGCTTTCGTCAATGGAAAGCAGAAGATACTCATTGTAAATTTTTACATGGTTATGGTATTTCATTTAGAGTATGGTTTGAAGGTGAATTAGACGAACGCAATTGGGTATGGGACTTTGGAGGCATGAAACGTGCTAAAGGTACTATTGGAGGAATGAATCCTAAAGTATGGATGGATCATATGTTTGATCACACTACAATTATAGCAGAAGATGATCCACAAATTGAATTTTTTAAAGTTATACATTCTAAAGGAATGATTCAACTAAGAATTATACCTGCTACTGGAGCAGAACAATTTTCTAAGTATATCTTTGAAAAGTTAAATGTCTTTGTAAAAGAGGAAACAGAAAATAGAGTAAAAGTAACTCAAGTAGAATTCATGGAACATAGTAAAAATACAGCAATTTATAAAGGAAATTAATTATGTGGACATCAACAACAACTTTCGGAGACGTAAAATTTAACTATATATTAAAATGAATGAAACTCTCTTCAATAAAGATTTTAATAAGAGAACAGTTAAATTTACTGAAGAAATAAATCCATACTTTAAAAGAAACTACATTCATTCTTTAGACAAAGAACTTACCAACAACATAAAGAATATGTTAAAATCAGTTGATAGTGGGGATATTAAATTAGCTTTAGGCATATTGAATCATTGTAACTTAGATGATAAGCAAACGTTAGAGAATGTAAAAATGATTATAGAAGAAACAGAATGTTTCCTATGTTTTGATGTACTAGACTCAGGAAATGAAACAACATATTTAAATTTTACAAGTGCAAAATTATGACAAAAGATAAATTATTAATCAGCAGTGACTTCTACTCCGTTCAAGGAGAAGGAATATCATCAGGAATACCTTCATACTTCGTTCGTTTAGGTTTATGTAACTTAAACTGTGGTATGTCAAGAAAGTTTACAAACAAACTATTGAAAGAAGCAACATTAGCAGATGGTGAAATATTCAAAGGTGACTTAGAATTAGAAGGTAAAGCATCTTGGACTTGTGACTCAACGTCTCAATGGTTGTGGAGAGGTGAAGATAAAGACTTTCAATACTTAATTGATCAATGGAAACAACAAGGTATATATGATGACATAGTAAATGGTACTATTCACATCATTTGGACAGGTGGAGAACCTACAATTAAAGGTCATCAAGAAGCAATTGTAAACTTTAGAGCATATTGGTTTAGACAAGAATATGATAAATTGTTTGCCAATCCTGGTGTTATTACTACAAAAGGAACTGTAGGAAGTTTTATTCCATTTGATGAAATTGAAACAAATGGTACTATAGTAATTGAACAGCCACTATTTGGTATACTTGATCAAATCAACTGTTCACCAAAGCTGTCTAACTCAGGTATGGAAGAAAAGAGACGTATAGTTCCTGCAGCCATTAAACGCATAATGGAACACGCAAACTACCAGTTTAAATTTGTTATTTCAACTGAAGATGACATTAAGGAAATGTTTCGCGACTTTGTAGAGCCGTTTAAAATTCCACTTAAAAACGTTGTTTGTATGCCTGGTTTAGACAGTCAAACTGACTTCCACGAACGCACTCAATTTTGCTTAGAAATGGCTAAAAAGTATAAGTTTAGAGGAATGACTCGTTTACACATTTCAGCTTGGGATAAAACTTTAAATGTTTAAGATTTGGCTTACAAAATCTATCTTTATATATTTAAATAAAAAAATAATATGAAAAGATTAAAAATTTTTTTAAAATGGACATATTTAAGATGGCTAGTTAACATTGATAAAAGAGCATATAAAAAACGCAAATTAAATATAGATGAAAGATTAATAAAAAATGTACTAATTAAAATAGTATCAAATCCTAAAAATTTAATTATTATATGTCCTTTGTCTAAAACTATATATCTTCAAACTGAAAATAAAGATTACACAATAGTATTAGGAACAGATATTATTAAAATTACCAATCATAAAATATTTATAGAAACGTCTACTGATTTTTTCTTTAATAAAGAACTATTTGAAATAGTTTATCATTATGTAGAAAAGTATAGAATAAATTTAGACAAAGAATTATTTAACAATGAAATAAATAGTCTTAATTATATGTTAAACCAGTTAAATCAAAATGAAAATGAAATACACCACTAAAGCAAATGAAAATACACCTCGTACAGCTGAGGAAATTGAAAGTATGATTAAAGAAGCATCTATTCATTATGGACACTTTTTAAAAGCAATGGGGTTTGACTACACAGCTGATAGACAAACTATTGACACACCTTTACGTGTAGCAAAATCGTGGTGTAAAGATCTTATAATTGGATCAATTACAGAAGCACCTTCAATGACTGTGTTTCCAAATGAAGAAAATTACAACGGAGTAGTTATTCAAACAGGAATTCCAGTAGTATCTATGTGTGCTCATCACAACTTACCTTTTACAGGATATGCCTCAGTAGCATATGTTCCAGGAGAAAAAGTAGTAGGATTAAGTAAGTTAAACAGAGTAGTAGATTGGTTTTCTCGTAGACCACAAATGCAAGAGTCTCTAACTCAACAAATTCATACTTTTTTATCTGAACAAATGTCTTGCAAGTCAGTAGCAGTTAGCATTGCAGCTAAACATATGTGTTGTTCAAACAGAGGCATTAAACATCCAACATCAACAATGTGCACTAATAAGTTTAGTGGAGTGTTTATGGAACCAAGTAACATGATTCGTGATGAGTTTTTACAAGCAATTATGAAAAACGGTTATTCTCTATAGTTTATGATATTTATCATAAAACATGAAAAAAACAGACTTACAACAAATCATTAGAGAAGAACTTATTACTTCTACTTATGAATTAATGTTTGAGTCTGTTAATCCTAATAACCATTATAATTTTGAACATAGTCGTAAAAATGTTTGGGTGTTTAAAGATAGAAAAGATATACCTTATTTCATAATTATTAATCAATCATTATATAAAGGTAATACTAGGGCAGAAATTAAATTTGGATGGGTTGACGATACAGGAAATAAAAGATATGATAAACCTCCAACATATGACGAAAAAATATTTAACACTTATATCTTTATTTTATTGAATGAAATCTTAAAATACTACTCAGAATATTTTACTGAGTTTTACTTAGAAGCTAACGATTCATTACGACATAGACTTTATAGACAAACTCTAAACAGTTTATTAGATAAAGATAAATATAAATTAAATGAATTACCTGATTCTAATGTATTGTTAATCATACCAATTCCATCACCTTTATCAAATTAACCATATTTATAATAAACACAACATTATGGTACATAGATATTGGTCACCAACTCCTAAAAAATGGAGAAAAATAGGCGACAGTCTATTAGCGTCTGCAACAGTAATTGCTGTTGGTGGCGTTTGGCAATTTGATGCACTTAAAGAAGTATTTACCGCAGGACAATTAAAAGCAATGATTATCAGTTCAATTGTATTCGGAGTTGTAGGCAAATTTTTAACTAACTTCTTTAAAGAAGATTAAGGAAAGCTTGAAAAATTAAATTTTTTTACATATATTAAAATTATGAAAAAAATTACAATTTACGCACATAAAACTCATCCAGACGCAGTTATTCCTCAAATCGCTTACAACAACACAAGCGCTTGTTTTGACATAACATGCACCGAAACAACAATAATTCCAGCTAAATCATCAGCTGTGGTGCCAAATGGTTTAAACCTAACAATAGATCAACAAAAAAATTATTGGATGCAAATTCAATTACGCAGTTCTAAAGGTTTCAAACATGCTTTAATACCCCATTATGGAACAGTAGACGCAGGATACACAGGCGACTTAGGAGTAAAAATATACAATGTTGGAAATGTTGACGTGACTATTGAAAAAGGTGAACGTTACGCTCAAATAGCAGTTATAGAAAAACCACAATATGAAATTGTAGAACTAGAAGGAGACAATTGGGAAACATTTAAAAAATCTCAACAAAGAGGAGACGGTGGTTTTGGCTCATCAGGAAAGTAAATGTTAAATAAAAGTTATGTATCAAGCACTTCATTATTCATTTGAGGACTACACATATTATCTTCGAGATGATAAAAATGGATGGTCTAAATTTCAATATCAACCCACTTATTGGAAGAGAGTTGATGAATGGCAAGAAGGTGCTCAACCTATCTTAACTGGAGGATTTGCAATTCCAATTAAAAAATACAGTAAAGACAATGTAAACATATTAGAAAAAGACATTAACAAAGAACTAATACTGTTAAGGGATCTATATTCTCAATATGATGATGTAGTTCCTTCATATCACAACATCTTATACTTAGACATTGAAATTGAAATGGGGGGTGCTTTAACACCTGAATACATCAAGGCTGCTCCTATGCCTATAACTTCAATTGCTTTAATAGACATTTCTACAAAGACTAAAATATGTTTTATTATAGACAAAAACAAGGAAATTGAAGAAGTAAATGAAAGTGGAAAACACATCATACCTTGCATTTCTGAAAAGGAACTCATTAAGAAATTTTTAAACAAGTGGGAAGAATTAGACCCAACAATAGTAGTAGGATGGAACAGTGCTTACTTTGACATGCCTTACTTATACTTTAGAATCAAACAAATATTAGGCAAAAATGAAGTGTTAAAATTATCTCCAATCAAAAAAGTCCACTTTAAAGAATTTGCAGGTACTTTACAAATTTCCATAGGGGGAGTCAACCATTTAGACTACATGTTGCTTCATAAAAAGTACATTATGAAGGAAGAGCCATCATATAAATTAAATGACATTGGTTTAAAATATGTTGACTTAGGTAAGGTAGAATATGAGGGAAATTTAAATACGTTGTTTAAAAACGATTTAAATGTTTTTATTGACTATAACTTACGTGATGTTGAAATTATTGAAAAATTAGAAGAAAAACTTAAATTTATTGAATTAACCATAATGATATCTCATATATGCAACATACCTTATGAGAGTATTTACTACAACACAGTAATGAATGAAGGTGCCATTTTAAAATATCTCAAACGAGAAGGCATCATTTCACCAAATAAACCAACAACACACAATCCATCTTTAAAAATGGCAAATGAAACATATGCTG